TAAGTGGATTCCACCTTCTGTTACTGCCTTACCTTTGTATGGAAGAATAAGTATTCTCCATCCAGTCGGTTGAGGCATTCTTTCTAAAATTGATTTATCTAAAAGAGTAGGATCTAAAACTCTTGCGCTTTGCTCTACATAAGGAATTGATTCCTCGGTAGCAGGAGTTTCTTCTGCTTTCTTCTTGGCTTCGTTTTTGGTTTTGGTTTCTTCTTCTATTGCTTGAGCAACATGGTCAGGTACGTGTATCTTCGGCATCTTCTTGTATTTTTCCCAGCAGCTCCCTAAATGAATTTTCTGCGTCAACGAGAGAGCTGTAACGTCCACACAGATACTGATATTGTGCAAAGTCTTTAGCCCCAGCTAAAATAACATCCCTTACACTTTCTTTTTGAGCCTCAATTTCTTTTAAAAATTTTTGGCCTATCCAAACTACCGACACTTAATAAATGCCAGAAAACTTGCCACCATATTCGGCAGCGCCCATACCTCTAGCTTTACCTTTGCCCATTCCAGGTTTAGGTGTTGTATTGGCATCAAAAGTTCCTGCGTCTGTTTTTAAAGGAGCAAGACCTTTGTTACTGTACCTAGCTTTATTCTTGGTTACAGTTGGAGTTTTTTGTTGTGATATCTCAGTTCTTTTTATCATGTTGTTTATTATCTTGGTTAAATAAATTATTTGCAAGTTTTTATTTACCTTGCCCTCTATATTTTTTTCGCCGTTGATTTTTATTAGTTCCAGCGCCATCACTTAAACGACTATTGCCGATAGATGTTTTTTTCTTAATACGAGTAATTTTTTCTTTCGTCCAGCTTTTTGGCATTTTGTTTTTTTAATCCTCTTTCTTTAAGCAATAACATCAAGTCATGCCATCGGTACATGCGTTTATTAACGTCATCCCAATACCAACCTTTAATTGTTTTTGTTTCTGGCATCTAACAATTTAAATCTAGCTTGCTGTTCTAATCTTGCTCTAGCAGTTTCATCTCTAAGTTCTGCTATATCTTCTTGCGCATCAATTCTTTCTCTATCCACATTCATTCTTTGTTGCGCTTCTTGCATTTTTCTTTGTTCAGCTGCTAAAAATTGTTGCTGTTCTATAGATAACTCTTGACCTTTTAGAGCAAGTTCTTGTTTTCTAATTGCAACTAATGGATCTTCATCTTGAGGAGATGAAACTTTTTGATTGTACTCTACCAACAACTCAGCAAGTATTGGGGCTGAGAATTGCGCCAGTATGTCGCCTGCTTGAATAGATAAGTTTTGTGCTTCTTCTGGTGATGCTTGTTGAGCCTGTTGTTGTAACTGTTGGAACTGTTGCATAACCTCTGGTGGCATTTGTTGTTCACCCAATATATCTGCCTTCATTTGCAAATGTTGCATGATATGAGAATGTATCAAAGCTTGAACTTGAGCGTTCATTTGAACAGGTGGTGTATTTAACAAAGACATATGAATAGCAATATGTGCATCATGATTTTGTTGTGGGAATGCTTGAGCTTGCTGACCTAATAACAGTTGATTATTTTCAAAACCAGCTTCAATAGGAAGTGGATCTGTCGGAGGTGGTGGTGTAAGTATTTGTTCTACGTTATCTACACCAATCGCTGCATACATTCTTTTATAAGCTTCGTAAGTACCGTTAGGCCCATGAACTTGTGGGTTAGATTGTACTAACTGCATCATTTCTTGCGCCATAGCAATTCTTTGTGACTGACTAAATATATCTGGGTTGGATATAGGAAAAATATCAACTCTTTCATCAAAGTCAGATAACTTAATTGTGGTTTCGTTATTTGCTACTGCATAAGGATATTCTTGTGGCAAATATTCTTGAAACACTTGCGATAATATTCTAAATTCTTTCTTTTGAGAGTTATGCAATCTTTTATGAATAGCAGATAAAACTTTTGTAGATCTTTCTAATAAGGCTAATGTAGTGCCTACAGGAGCGTTTGGATTACCTTGTCCTGTATTTATTTCTGCAATAGATGCAAATTTTTGACCAGAATTAACCAACATATTTAACAACTGAAGCAAAGTTCCACTTGGTTCTTTAAAAGGTAACGGTTGTATTGAATCTCTAAGAGATCCTCCAGGCGCATCAACATCTCTAAACTCTCCTGGTTGAATAGGAGTGTCTTCATCTCTAATTCTTATGCCTCTGGTTTTAAAACCAGCAGGTAAGTTTGCTAAAGTTCCTGCATCAATTAACTGTCTCATGATTGAGGTAGATGCTTTGGATAAACCACCAATCATGTGAGTTAAACCAAATCCGTAAAAACCTAATCCAGGCAAGAATTTAAAGTGTACAAAGTATTCTATTTTATTTTTAAGTTCGTCATCTTCTTTGTAGTTTCTTCTAACAGATAAAACTTCGTTTGAATTAGCATCTATCGTCACAATATAAGGAAGTTTTATTCCAGTCATTTCGCCTTCTTCGTCAACGTCTTCGTAACCGTCAAGCTCTAAATTGCAATGTACTTCATATAAAACAGATATCTCTCCATCATCGTAAGATGGCTCCATACCAGAAAGCTTATCTATTTCTTCTTTAACACCAGAATAGTTTTCTGCGTTATCACCACTTTCTAAATCTATCTTTCTGTAAAAACCTAGTGCTTGTAATTTTCTAACTTCGTTTTCTGATATTTTTACAACATTAGTAATTCTAGGACAGGTTTCTAAATCAGTTGTAAAGTAAGGAACAATTAAATCTTCAGGCGCAATAAACTTAGATACAGCTCTACCTAAACTTTCATCATAATAAACTTTTTTAAATGCAGATCCTGCTAGTGGTAAATAAAATAATAGTTGGTCTAACTCTTGATCAAACTCTTCCATTACATGAGTAATTTGGTAGTTCATAAACTCTTTAACTCTTTGCGCTTGTTCTTCTACCAAAGAATCATAAGCTCCTATGACTTGAGTTTTAACTGGACCACCTGACGGCAAAAGTTCTTTGTAAGCTTGAGCTTGGAAGGTTGTTACAGCTTCACCTAATAATGGATGTATCACACCAGATGCACCTGCAAAAGGTTCAGATCTTTCAGCATCAAACTTCATGCCTAAATATTTCAATCCATCAGTATAAGTTTTTTCCCAATCTTCTCTTGAGGCTTTATCTTTCTCAATACCAGACATTAACTCATTTGATATATTTGCTAGTTGTTGATCGTCTAAGATTTCAGCTAAGTTTTCGTCAAAACCTGTTTCTACTTCTTCGGTCATGGTTTCGCCTAAAATAGCGCTACCATCTTCTTGCATTTCAAAACCTTCGGTTCCTGATTCCATAATTGCTTCAATAGCAACTTTCATGTTTTCTTGGCCAAGCGGCACTTGATTCTCTTCGTTTAAAACCGTTGGATTAATTTCTTTTTCTATTGCCATTAGTGTAGTACTCTTTTTTCTTCTTCCTCAATCATAGAACTTGGGAATGCGTCAACTAAAGTGCCAACAATTTTAAGATTAAAACGTGTTGCTTCTTTTTCTGCTTGATTCCAGCTTTCTGAAATAATACATGGGCCACTAAATGTTGTACCATCATCCTCATATTCTGTAAGAAATATTAATAACATCTTAATAGTATACCCTCTTTACTGGCGCTTTCTCTCTATCTTCGTAATCATCCCCAAGAGAAACTAAACCACCTTCTCTAAATCTCATTAAAGCTTGAGTCATAGTATCGCATAGGTCATCATTTTTACCAAAGGGAAATGAAGCACATTCCTCTATCATCTCTTCTGCAAACTTTCTTTCGGGCGCATAAACCAAACCAGACTCAAAGATAGGCGCAACTGAGTGCATTCTGGTAGATTTGTCATGTCCTCTGGTTGGAGAGTAATTAACGACAGGTATACCCAATCTTCTAAGTTCGTGAGTTAAAGGGGTACCCGAAGCTTTTGCCTCAATCAATACCATATCAGGTTCCCAATATTGGTATTCTTCGTAAGCTACTCTTTTTAATTCTGGGAAATCCCAACGATCTTTCTGCGCATCTAATAATATAATGCAATCAGGAGAATCGGGTGTAGGTCTAAATACACCCCACGTTGAAATCGCT